GAACAGCAGGAGGTCTTATCCCGCTATGTTGGATGGGGCGGTCTTGCCGATGCCTTTGACGCAGGCAAGGAAAATTGGAGTAAGGAATACACCGAACTCAAGGAACTTCTTACCCCCGAAGAATACGATGCTGCCCGTGCTTCTACCCTAAACGCTCACTATACTTCACCAACGGTTATCAAAGCCATATATGATGCCGTAAGCAATATGGGGTTCAAAACGGGTAATATACTCGAAATAATCATACTCATTTTGATACAAAGAATCGAAAAATTAAAAAGTATGCCTTTGCGGTGTAATTTTCCGCTTGCGGTGTAAAATGTGTGTAACCGGGTTAGCCCGGCTTTTTTCATGTAACTGAGTGGTAGCGTTATCTTTTCGGATATAAACTATTGATGAGTTCTTCGTATATCTCATGCAACTCATATCGGGAAACTTTAATTTTATATAGAAGGTTCTGCTGTTTATCAATTATATCGTCAATACATTTATACGCTTCACATACCTCATCTGACGAGAATTTCGCATCAGGATCATGTTCGTAATCGATTCTCCCTGTGTAGCACTCCATAGCTGCAGCAAAGTTTTCTTCTCCATATTTCTCTATTACAGGAGACCATATCGTTGCGAGTTCATTTTCATAATCATCCAAGTGCCCAAGACATTCAATGAAAGAAAGAAAATTATGTGAGGAAAGTATCCGATTAAGAATACGCGCATATTTATCAGACTCACATCTAAAAACTAATGCACCGCGTTCTTTCCCAGTAATACACCGAATGTTATTAATTGTTTCAGCCTCTAATCCAGTGGCCTCATGTATAGCTGTAGTCAATTGGGTTCCATCCTCATATTGTGGTTCACCCAAAAGATAACCGATCTCACAATCAAAAAGACTACACAATTCTGTTAATATATAGAGCGGTGGAAATAATTCACCACTCTCGTATTTGGATACCTGTTTACTGCTAATGTTTAGCTTATTACTCAACTTGTCTTGGGTCCATTTTCTTTTATTACGTTCAGTTCGTATAATCTTACCCGTAAGTTTCTTATCGTATTCCATTTCATGCCACTCCTTACCTTAAAAGAGAATATACTTTTAGAAATCCTCTTTACGATTCTGATTTTCTATAGTATAATATATACACAAGAAAAAGTCAAGGGAGGAATACATGATATGAAAACAGATAAGGACGAGATCGGTTTCTGGATATGGGTGAAGGCTCATAAAAAGCAACTTGCCATTGCTGGTATCAGCCTTGTAGCTCTGGCAGCGTTGGTTCTGGGACTGAAGAACAAGGATGCCATCATGGAATTATGGGCAACTCTAAAAAAGAGTATCCGTGAAGTACCCACCGACAGTTTAGTGGCAGTCGAATTGGGCGAACAGTCTGTTGAATTCACAGAGGTTATTACGGAAACTGTCACAGAAGCAGTGACCGTTACCCGTTCATATACCCCGCCGCAGTCCCCGGTAGATATTTGTATGCATATACGCAATTTGCCTGAAGGGAGATGCCATTCCACAGCCAAAGCTGCAGAAGCCGCCGCATTGAATATTCAATTACAGCCGAATCAGACGTTGGTAGATGCTCACACAAAATATGCCGCATAAACAATAATATATATTGGAGGTACATTATGCCGAAGAAACTCAAATTCAGAGATGATCCCGCCGCTATCGAACGTCTCTCAAAAGCACAGGATGCCATTGATAAGTATGCCAAAGAACATCCAGGCAATCTTAATGAAAAAGAACATAAAGAATTTGGGAAGCTTCTCAATGAGAGGGCATCTGCTCTTTCGGAAGCAACCGGAATGAAAATCCATTCGCTTTTCGACGATAAAGAGTAACGCAAAAACACCTCACCGCCGTCATGGTAGTGAGGTGTTCTGCTGTCTGTGCTTATGCCTGTATTTCTGTTCCGTTTCGGAAGGTAACCCGTATATCATCTCTGGTGTAAACCGTCACATAATCGACCAGTCCGCACCAGAGATTCTTATCAAAAGTTTCCACCATCTGCTCCTGTTCGGAGAGGGTATGCAAAAACTGTTCAATGGTAGCCTTGCGGTTATCCTTGTCGGCAATGGTGGCGGTGATTTCATCGTACCGAGCCTTTGCCATGTCGAACCGGGCGGTCAGTTCATCGTATCTCCGTTTATATTCATCCTGGTCGAGTGCCACCCGTGCGTTTTCGTATATACATTTCTGCATCTGGTCGGAAACAACAGCCATTTCGCTCTCCAATTCGGATGCAGTCGATTCAAGCTGTGTGGTATCAAGGGCTGTTCGTATTGCTTCCGAAAAGACTGAAATGATGGTTTCTCGCTGTGAAATCAGCTTGTTCACCGCAGATATGAAAATATGCTCGATTTCATCATCGGTAAGGTGAGGTGAATTACACTTTTCGGTACCTTCGAATTTGTGATTGCACTGCCATACAACCTTGCGGTATTTTGGATCATTGGAGTGCCACACTTTCGATCCATACCATTCACCGCAGTGTCCGCATTTTATCTTTCCTGAGAAGAGTCGGACCCCGCTTTTCTTTCCTGCGTCTTTTGAGCGATAGATCATTTCACGCTGCACCATATCATACACATCCGGCTGAATGATCGCCTCGTGGTTTCCTGTGACATAATACTGCGGTATCTCACCCTCGTTGATTTTCTTCTTTTTGGTAAGAAAATCCGTGGTATATGACTTCTGAAGTAAGGCATCCCCTTTGTATTTTTCGTTTGTCAGGATGCTATGTACTGACCTTGCACTCCACTTTTCCTTTCCACCAGGGGTACGAATTCCTTCCGCTGAAAGTGCTTTTGCGATACCGTAAGGGGACATTCCCTGCAGAAACATACTGTAAATGCGACGTACAGTTACGGCTTCGGTTTGGTTCACTACAAGATTTCCATCAGTCCCACGATCATAACCGAGGAACCGCTGAAACGGAACAGTGACCTTGCCGTCTGCAAATCGTTTCCGTTGTCCCCATGTGCAGTTCTCCGAAATGGATCGGCTCTCTTCCTGTGCAAGGGAGGACATGATGGTGATGAGCAGTTCGCCTTTGGAATCCAGTGTCCAGATGTTCTCCTTCTCGAAGTATATCTCCACACCTTTTTCCTTCAGCTGCCGAACCGTGGTAAGGCTGTCCACGGTGTTTCTGGCAAACCGGCTGACGCTCTTGGTTACAATAAGGTCGATCTTACCGTCAAGAGCATCCGCTACCATCCGTTTGAATCCCTCTCGGTGCTTGGTATTGGTGCCTGTTATCCCTTCATCCGTATATACGGCAACAAACTCCCAATCGTCTCGCCCTTTGATGTAATTAGTGTAGTAATCCACCTGTGCGGTATAACTGGTAAGCTGTTCCTCGCTGTCGGTTGACACACGGGCATACGCTGCGGCTCTGCGCTTGGTCGGCTCATTGATCGGAACCGCTGTGAATCGGCTCAGTGTTGCAGGTATCGTTGTTACCGTCCGTGCCATCGTTCTCCTCCTTCCATTTCATGTATTCATTGAACCCCATGCCTGTCTTTTTTCGGCCGCCGGCGAGGTTGTATTCGCTCCATATCGTTTTTCGTTCCGGTGTCCACATATCACGTTTTGCCGTGGAAATCCAGTGCCGTTCGACCACATTTCCGTCCTTTAGATAGAAGATCATGGTCTTTTTCTCTGGAACTTCAATATGATCGACTTGTTCCAGAAAAGCATTTTCATCAAAGGACTCCATTCCGAGAACTACAGCACATTCCGATTCCAGAATTCTTTGAGGGATGCAACCGCCAACAGTACAACGTCTTCGTATGCGGCTGTCCTTATTTGTACCACAGTTCCAGAATTCCTGCTGACCTCTGTCATTCCGCTTGTTGTGCATATAACTGACTCCGCAGACTGGACATTTGATCTTTCCAGTAAAGCAAGTGGTGTTCAGGGATTTGTTCGCCAACGCCCCCAATGCTCTCCGCCGAGTCATCTCATTCTGCACATACTGGAAGGTGTCCATGTCGATGATCGGCTCATGGGTATCTGCCACGAAATACTGTGGAAGCTCCCCTTTGTTCTTTTTTCGGTGCTTGGTGATGGGATCGGAAATGTATTCTTTGTTAAACAGCATATTACCTGTATAAGTTATGTTTGTGAGGATGACCTTCAGATTGGAATCCACAAAGCGGCATCCCTTTCGGGTGGTGATGCCCTCCGCTGCCAGTTCCCGTTCCGTTTCCAGACGTGATTTGCCGTCAAGGAAGTTCTGGTATATCCGTTTCACAACTGCGGCTTCTTCCGGTACGATCACAAGCTGATCTCCTTCCCAACGGTATCCATAAACAGTGAACCGTCCGTTGGGGATACCTTGCTCGAACCGCTTTCTGGTTGCCCATTTTACATTGTCTGACAGACTGCGAACTTCCTCCTGGGCGAAGGATGCAAGCAGTGTCAGCATCAATTCACCGTCCTCGGTTAAGGAATCAATATGCTCCTTCTCGAACTGAACCGAAATTCCGAGGTCTTTTAGATGCCGAACCGTGTTCAAAAGGTCAACGGTATTACGGGCAAAGCGTGAAATGGACTTGGTCAGGATGATGTCGATCTTTCCGGCTTCGCAATCGGCGATCATACGGTTGAATTCCTCACGTGCATTCAGCTTAGTTCCCGTTATTCCATCATCGGCGTATACACCCGCATACTTCCATCCGGGATGCTTTTGTATGAGTTCGCTGTAATAGCTGATCTGTACTGAAAGCGAATGTTGTAAACGCTCGGATTCCATAGAAACTCTGGCGTATGCTGCGACTCGTTTTTCGGTCGGTATCTGCGGCTTTTTTTGTTCTATTTTTTCGATTTTTCGCATGAAACCACTCCTTTCAGTACTATATATTACTCTAAATGTCGATTATATCAAGGGATTCTCGGATAATAACTTACCCAAAGATGGTTTGAACCGTTCGGTCAGTATTGTATCAATTACGGTATATTCATCGGCAGTCAGGAGCCCTTTTTCAAGCAGATTCTTTACCAGAGATAGGGCTATGAGGTACTGCATTTCGGCAGTGAAAATTGCTTCACTCACGGTTCTCACCTCCAAAGCGGTCAGCTACATAACACTTATGACAGCAGTATTTTCTGTTTGCATTTCCATAAGCAGTAAATTCCTTTCCGCAGAATGCACATATGAAACTATAGACTGCTTTCCGTTTCACTTTTTCGGGATGGCTGTTCCACCACTTCACCCGGCAGTCCGATGAGCAGAATTTCCGCCGTTTCTTCCCTGATTTCTGCTGTATTGGTGTTCCGCAGCACAGGCAGACATCTGAAGAAAGTGTGATGCGCGTATTTGATGCCTTTGTTCCCGCCAAACCGTTTTTGCGGCAGAATGCAGCGATGGTGTCCTTCTTTATCCCGGTTGCACTGGCAATGGTGGCGTATCCATATCCCTGGTTACGTAGTTCGGTGATCTGATTTTTTTGTGCGATAGTCATTTATGTTCCCCCAATCAAAAGATCCTTTCACTACAAACCGGTCATGAAAAGTTGTAATTGACGAAAAAATCCAAAAAAAATATGCCCACCGGCGAAAATGTACCGATGGGCATAAACTGACAGTCAATAACTTGACTGTTGGACTATTTATTTTTCCACAAAATCATGGTATCGTTTCAGCATAACGCAGAACTGTTCACGTGTCAACGGGCTGTGAAGCATGAGGTCACCGTTTCCGTCTCCCTTGAGCAGACCATTCTGGATCGCCCAGTTCACCGAATCCTTCGACCAGCCAGCGGCGGTATTATCGAGTTTCACGGTTTCCTTCGTCTCCAGTTCCGCTTTCACATCTGCACGGAAAGTATCCATGCTCTTCCCGAACTTCGGGAACCAGTGCATGACATCCGCATGATTGGACGCAATCCCTCTGGCATGACCTTCGCTGTGACAAATGATGTCATTCTCGGTCAAACCGAACTGCTTACAAAGAAATGCACAGAGTTCCACGGCTTCACGGTACACCTTTTCAAAATACGCTCTGTCCGTCAGATCGTCCTCGCACATTTCAAATCCGATGTAACCCATGAAGTTAGCGTTTCCATTCGCGCCTTCGCCGCTGTGCCAGCCAACCATGTCCCACGGGAGTGTTTGATACGTCCCGACCTCATTGCCGAACAACTTCCCGATGAAGGCATGGACACAGACTTGTCTGCCGCCCGGACGAAGCTGATTCCAGTAGTTCAGATATGTTGCCACATTCGGATTGTTGCATCCGGTGGAGTGAACCATGATACCTTTGACGGTGTGTTTTCGCCCAACCTTGTAGCATTCGTTTTCTGTCAGATAAAACTTATTCAGTGTCATTCTTTTCACCCTTTTCAGCACGGTTGTGAAGCTGTGCCAGTACATCCTTCAGCTTTGTCGGGATCGGCATTCCGAGATGGGATGCATTTTCCATGAGAGAAACACCCTCATTGGAAATGTAGAAAAAGATGATAGCCGTCCGCAGAACTGAACCGGTCCCGATCACATACAGATCAAGGATATGCGCGATGCCCACGAAGGCGAAAATCAGCACCTTCTTGCAGATGCCCTTGAACCCGACCGAACTGGACAGGTTCCGGTCATAGATGGCGCACATGATGCCGGTGATGTAGTCAATCACGGCGAATGCGATCAGCGCATACAGCAATCCATCACATCCCCCGAGAAACCAGCCGAGCCAACCGCCAACAGCAGCAAAGGCAAGCTGTGTCATATTCCAGAATTCTTTCATTTTGTTATTCCTCCATGAAATTGATGAAGGGCTCAAGATACCCGATGTCGTTGACGGAAAGTTTCAGATTCTCCGTTACCGGAATGTCCAGCGCATCAATCACCGGCTCAACTTCCAGATCAAGAAGTTCATCCAGTTCCGCGATGGCAGACTGTTCGTTGTCCCCTTCAAAAGTGTAGTTGCCGGATTCATCCGCAGTCCCGTACTTGTCGAGAATCTTAATCCGCTGTTCGCCAAAAAAGTCCGCTTCCCGCTGGAGTTCGGCGATGTTTTTCTTTAAGCGATACGCCAGTCTGAGGCTGATGTCTTCCGCAGCCAGTTTCGAGAGCGCGGGGATGGCGAGAACGATAGTTTTGAGTGTTACTTTCATGTTTCCTCCGTTTCAGGCGATGAGCCCGTATTTGTTTCTGAGAATCCCCACCAGATTATTCAGCACATAGAGGTAATTCGACGACGTCGCACTGCTGTAACTCATGTTGTT